CATATAAATAATTAAAAAAAGAACAACAAATATTAATACTTTACCCCAATTTGACATTTTTTTATAAGTGTTTGAGAGACTTTTTATCAAATTCATTTCTTCTATATGTATTGTTGTGATTTTTTTTGTTTTAGCATACATTATAAAACAAAAAAATGTCAATATTAAATTCTGAAATTAATGATTTGAGAGAACAGAAAGAGTTCAAGGGAATTACTTTTTCTGGATTTAAAAAATCAGATGCTAAAAAAGAATTACTAAAGAATCTTATTGGTTCAAAAATAGAACCGGCTTGTTATTGGAGTGCCGAGTTTATATGTGGCGGTCATTTTAGTGATTTATGGGATATTATTTTGCATTTTTACAGCAAACATATACATTTAGGAAATCCTAAACTTCCGATTTATTTAGAAATGCGAATTCAAAATTTCAAAGAAATCATTTCAAATGGATATAATGGAAACGAAATAAAGATGCGAAATAGTGATAAAATTAGAAAATTATTTAGTGAAATTATATGCATTTTGTGTGATGCTAAAAGAAAACATAGTTTTGATGAAATTAAAATTAAAAAAGAAGATTTTGATATGACTCAAATGACAGACCGTTTTAAAGCGACGAATATAACTTATGCTCAACCAACTATAATGAAAGATGACCCTAAAGAGTTGTATATTGCAGTTAATGAACTAGCGTATAACTTATCTAAAGACGGTAAAAATGCACTTCAAGCGTGTTATTGGTTTGAATGGATTGTAGAGTTTGAATCTATTTGCATCCAAAAAAAAGAAAAATGTAAATGTGAAAGGAGAGATAAAATGCTAGTAGAATCTAAACATCAGAACGATATTGTATGGATTATTTGGGATGTTATACTGAAAGAGATGGAATGTCATAGTAAAATAATTCAAAAAATAATTAGTTGTTTGTTGAATTTATTTACTTTGAGATACAATCACGCTTGCCAAAGAAAACGTAAATACATTATTTATTATGCGATTGCGTTATTAACTGAAAATGTGAATTTACAAGAAGAAATAGTAAAAGATAAGGAACGTGTGAATATTGTTGTTTCAAAAATTGATAATATTTATAAACAAATTAAGAAAAATGAAATTGCACCAAAGACTGATTACTTATTTCAAAATGTGAATAAGTCAAGTTTAGACAAAACCATAGAAAAATTGGAAAAGATGAATACTTTTGGAGAATCCTTCACACCTCGTTTATAAAAATAATCATCTTAACATATTATATAAATGCCAAAAACAATAAAAAAAATTACAAGAAAGTTTCGCCGTTCTCGTTCTTTAAAAAGAACATTATGTAGTTCACAACATTTAGCAAGTTTCGAAAAAGAAATTGTTGTAAAATTTCTAGAAACATTAAATACAATTAAACTCTTCCACTGGAAGACACACAGTTATGCAACACATAAAGCAACCGATGAGTTATATTCCAAGATAAATGATAATGTGGATACATTCATAGAAGTTCTATTAGGTAAATGTGGAAATCGTATTCATTTAGAACACGTAAAACATATTTCATTAAAAGATTTTAATCACGTAGAAGATTTTAAGAGAGAAATGGAAAATTTTAAATCTTATTTGATTGGTTTGAACTCAAACAAAGGGTTACAAGTAATGTCAAATAGCGACTTGTATAATATTCGTGACGAGTTGTTAGCAAATGTGAATCAATTTTTGTATTTACTTACATTTAAATAAAAGACCGAGTATTATGTTGTATAATAAAAATTTAATATATTTATTTTTATTATAATGAACAACTCTTCTGTAAAACCAACTATAACAAATCCAATTTCAAATGTTTTAGGTTCAACAGCAACAAAATCAGCGTCATATATGATACCTTCCAATACGAATACATCTGGTTCCTTTTTTAGTAATATGAGTTGGACAACAACTACTTTGTTGATTTTGTTTTTATTCTTTTTTGGGTTTGGTCTGTTTGTTTATTTAGCAAAAGGAACCGAAGGTGCGGTTGATTATATAGTTAAACTATTCGTAACAGTTATACAAAAAATAATGCATTTTTTTGGAAATGATAGTGTAGATTTTTCAAAAGAAGATACTTCTACAACAGAGTCAAGTTCATCTAGTTCTGTGGGTGGTAGTAACTCAACATCTACTACATCACCAACAGAACCATCTAGCACAACTACTACAAATATTGATAAACATATGCAAAATGACCATGGAGTTATGGGTAAACCAGTAACTCAATTAAACGCTGCGGAAGAAACCTCAAGTGAAATGCAAAAAGATACTATACGAGAAGATAACTTAAACAAGGCTTTGAATAGTGCAAAACCTAATTTGACACATAAAAACGAACCTAGTTATAATGCAGACGATTCGTATAGTTCAATACAGATGAGTAAATCATCTAGTAAATCTGGTTGGTGTTTTATTGGAGAAGATAGAGGATTTCGTAGTTGTATTCAAGTAGGTAATAATGATAAATGTATGTCTGGTGATATTTTTCCAAGTCAAGAAATATGTATAAACCCAAAGTTAAGAAGTTAAGCAGGAAAAATTAATTTTGCACCGACTGGCCATTTATTATCAGATGTACCATAAGTAAGTTTTGTTCTAGGATAGTATGTTGGTAATGCACTATTATAACATAAACGACTTAATGTTGGTCCGGGTACATCTGATGCCGAAAGTGGATTACAATTTAACGAAGTTGTTGTCTTATATACTTGACCAGTACAAATATTTTCACTAATATTACAAATCAAATTACCTCCATCTGGAATTTGTACTTCAGTGACTGGTGGAGGACTTACGATGGAAGGAATAATAGGAATTCCTCCTACATTGTTTACAGAAACAACAAATGTTTTTCCGTTATTGTTACTAGTAGGAATAAGTCCGTTTTGAGGAGTCTCTGGTGATACTTTACAAAATACACCATCAGCATTAGTTATATTATAAGTAGTTGAAGAAGATGTTACTTGTTTAGAAGGGTTTGCTATAATACTAGAGTAGTTTACACGTTTCAAACTGTTGGTATTGGGATTTGTATAACTAACACTTTGGGTTGCCCAAGTAGTAGTTCGGTTTGTCCACGCTCTTTTGGCAATTTGAGCGTAACGCTGGTTTTTTGTAATATTGGCACTATTTTTTTTATACTGAAGAATGTTACCTTTTTTAAGTACTGAAATTTCATACGCTAACGCATCGGATGAAACGTATTGTTTTAAAAGGGGTACATATACAACTGTACCGTTGACAACATTAGTATCATAAATACATCGGTTTTCAAAACGATACCATTCTTTTGTTGGGAAAGGGTTATATTTATTACCTAAACAAGACATTATTATAATTAGTTAAGAATAGTTTTATATTTATCAACAATAATTGTAAATATAAAGTAATTTATAATTTTTAAGGATTAAACTGGTCGCCAGAACCATAGAAATACCATCTTAAAGATAAATAGTCTGGGTATTTCAAACTCATAGATTTATTTTTAGAACTCATTTTGGTATTTGCACCTTTCTTTGATAATTTACTAACTTCATTGGTTCCTAATGCATAACTAAAGTAATGTAAGTCGGAAATATATCCGTCAAAACCACCATTCATTGCGACATAGACATCGCCATAATTTTGTTTGGGTACACCAAGTAAGTTTACACTTTTTGTAATAGTTCCGTTAATATAAACATCTAATAAAGTGTTTTTACAACGAAGAATTATATTTACCCATTTATTAATAGGAATGCCAGGTATTAATATTTCTTCATTTATTGTGTCATAAGTATTCATTATGATAGTTAACTCATTTGAGTTAGGTGAAATGTACATACCCGGGGCATTATTAGGGAAGTTTAATCCACTTGTTGCATTAATACTATCGTTACCTTTATGGAAAATATGACGATATTGTCCAGATAAATATTTCAAGTCATTTATATAAATCCAAATAGACCATGAAAATTCAATACCGTTGGGACCATTCACAGAACGTGGTACAGTCGTTGAGTCATTTACACTAGGGTTTTGTGGTATAACAATCAACTGTTTTGCGTCAACCATTCCATCAATTAATAGTGGGTTATTATTTACACTACTAAAGAAATAATTTAATAATCCAATACTGAATTTTAATAGGATAATAAAGATAAAGATAACTAAAAGGATGAAGGAAAATTTGGCAACTAAACTATTAGAATTCATAAAGTCTTTTATACCACTTCCCCTTCCAGTTGAAGAACTATTCTCTCCATTAAACATTATTGTATTATATATATATTATACATAAGAAAAAGCAAAAATACTAAATTGAATAAATAATTTTTATTCAATTTATAATTTATTTGATTCAATACATTATTTATAATTTATTACTAAATTAAATACTGTAACTTGAAGTTTTATTTCCAGCGCTATCCGTAGTAGAAAATGTTACTTTGAATGAAGAACCGAATAAGTTATTCAAGAAACTTGCCCCATAACCTTCTTGGTAAATATTCCAAGCAGTTTGAGGGTCAGTAGCGTTAGGATAATATTTAAATTTTGAAGTCCAGCCTGCGAAACCACCAACTGGAGTAATATAAACATTTGCATCAGAGTTAATCTTAGCAGTTCCTGGTAAAACACAAGTATTTACTAATTTACCATCTAAATATATGTCTAAAGTACGTCCGTATACACTAATTAATAAGTTGCACCAACTTTGTATAGGAACATTTGGTACACTACAAGTGTGAATAATTGCAGATGAAGATGGGTCCACACTATCATCACTTGAATAAGTAGTAGATGATTCAGAATAAACTGTTAGTGCAACGGATAAATTATTTTCAATCGCACCGAATGTGACTAAAGGGCAAGGATTAGAACCATATTGACTTAATGAATATATTCCTAAACCCGTAGTACTTGCGGTAGTACTTGCACTACTGCTTGTTGTGGTTGCAGCAGTAGAGACTCTTCCAAATAATACTTTAGATTGTCCATAGTTATAATTCCAGTCGTCTATGTAAAACCACACTGAGTAAGTAAAGTTACTAGATTTTACTCCACTTGATGTGGTAGACAAATTTTTTGCACTAATGGTTTGCATTGTAGTTCCAGATATTAATCCAGTTGCTGTTGTACTAGATGAACTTATATATTTAACAATAATATACAACAAAATAATTACAATTATTATAAAGAGAATTACTTTGAAATCCATGATATATATTAATTAAAGATATTTTATTTTATATTCTTCAAAATATGTTTGAATATAAAATATGTTGATTATGAAATAAAACTATTTAGATCCCTAAAATTATATAGTTTGATTATCATTATTTCCCATAAAATACCACTTTAAAGATAAATAATTTTGTTGATATTTATTCAACTCAGTGAGTTCTTTTACTTCTTCATTTACTTCGGTAGTTGAAGTATCTCTAGCGCTATCAATTCCAGATTCAATTGTAGATGTTTCAAAAGAAGTAGTTGGAATTTTAACATAGTCATTTTTAGCGTCAAAAACAGTTACTTTTCCACCCACTATTGGTGGAGTTTTTGTTTTCACTAAATTGTATAAATAATAAATTTGCATTATAGACATTGGATTTTTAAAATAATTTACATTACAAATACTTCCATACAACCCATTGTCAGTTCCAACAACTAGATTATCATATTGCATATATGGAACAACTTCAATATGAGTTTTTACCAACTCGGCATTGTAAAATATATCAAATGTTCCTCCATTATAATTGATGATGATATTATTCCACTTTTGTAATAGTATACTGCTTCGTTCATAAAGAATAACATTTCCATTTTCATCATATTTTGATTTTTGTGATAAGTAATTAGTAGCGTCGTCAGTTTTATCAACATCTATTTTCATTGTAACTCTTAAAGTATTTTTTACTGGGTTGTATAGTATATTTGGTTTGTCTCCATAGTTTAAAACAGAAGTAAAGTGGTCACTTCCTTTATTTGTCTGTGGTTTATAGGAATCCAAGTATAACCAAAATGATAATCCAAATTTATAGTCAAAGTGGTCGGTTTGGTTTAAGTTTTGGTATGAACCCAGTACTTTTTCACTGCGAATACTAACTGGTTCATTTAGTAGCAGTAGACCACCTTGTTTTGCAAATTTAACACTGATATATGGGTATATAATAAAATAAAATAAGTAGAGGAAAATTATGAAAAACAACATACCAATGTGTTTAGAAGATTCATCTGCCGCAGTCGCCGCACTTGCCGCAGTTGCCGCACTTTTAGATGTGACTTCTCCAGTTTTTTTGAAAAATCCAGACATTCCAGGAATTTTTGGCATGACATCGTATAATTTTTCTAATATTGAATAAACTAAACAAGGGATATAAAATATCACACCAAAGATAAGGCGTAATAGTGGACTTTTTCTATAAAACTGTGTGATTGATAAAAATTTATATATTAATCCCAACATTGCCATTAACATTATCAAATTTACAATAAATGACATCACATTAGAAGTGTTGCTAGCATTAGTTATACTAATGGAAAACCAAACTATTAATAATATTATAAAAATAATTATGAAAAATGCAGCAACTGAAGAAAATAACCCCGGAGACATTGAGTCTAATTTTTGTTTAATTATATTTAATGGAGCATCACTGAATAAACTGAAAAGTAAAAATAATAATCCAATACTAATAAGTAGTATAAATAATGTTACTGTTACACCAGTTGAATAGTTAATATACTTATCAAGTTCGTTACTTAATAAAACAATAAATGTGACTAAACAAATAAATAGTACACAAATATTTAGTTTAAAAGTATCTTTACTAATAAATTTCTTTTCAATATCAGTAGTGTCATTAACACTTTTGTAAAATAAATATATACCAATAATAAAAATAAATGGAAAAATATAATATGCATATTTAGTAAAAAAATCTTTATTAACATAGTTGAAAAGAACCATTAAAATAATTATGTAGGCAATTAACATTAACTGTTTAGGGTTGAACACTGCTTTTCCAACCTTGAAAAATGAAAAAAACATTCCTAGTAAAAAAATCGTAAACAAAAATGTAACAATGGACATTGTAAGATGTTTTTTATTATTTTCTACTAGAGTAGCAGTAGTCAAAGATAGGATGATAATTAAATAAATGATTCCTTTAATAATTAATAAGTAGTCAATATTCGTTGAACCTAAATATGAAGATGTAGTTGTTGATGTAGAACCAGACGAAATCATAATTTAATAAAGATACTTATACTATATAAATATTAAAATAAATATTAATAAGACAAAAATAATTATAACACAAAAATATTTATAATTATTTTATCAACTCATATTTTCCATTGCGGTTTTTTGTCCGTGGCACTCACGACATAATGCAATTAAATTTTCTACATTGTTTCCTCCTCCGTGTTCAAGACGAACAACATGATCAACTTCAAACCATGCCGACAATTTTTGTCTACATTTTCCACACTTCCAGTCTTGCATAGATGCTACATATTTTTTCTTCGTTTCGCTTACTGAACGCTTGGTTGCCTTTACGGCACCTCCCGCCATACCCATCATAGCACCCGCACCTCCAGACCCTAAAATTTTTCTCTCATACATACTTTGTTGAGGATTCATTTGTTGGTTTAAATTTCCCATAAAAGTAGAAGAAAAGTCATCCCCTTCAGATTGTTGGGTAAAATCAATAATAGGTGAAATCATATCCATAGAAGATTTATCAATTGGCATATATTTAATCATATTGTTGGCGTGTAAAAGTATATTTTTACACCTTGCCGGATTACGTTTGATTAACAAATAAAAAGAAATGCCAAGAAGAGCAATAAATCCCATTGTGTAATATTTTTTATAAGACATTAATAGTTTGGTATATTTTCCATTATGGTATGTATTAAATATGAAAAATACGGTTAGTCCAATAATTAATAATTCTAATTTCATTTTGATAACTTATATAATATATGAATATTATTTTTATTTAGTAGTTTGCTTCTAAATGCTTGAAATTTTGTAATTTGACTTTTTTGTTTTGCTTTTACTTGTTGTTTTTTTCTTTTCACTTATTGTCTTTTTTTCGCTTTTTTTCTTTTTGATGTTGGTTCTTGATATGGTACTTGAACCAAAATCATCAGAATTGAATGAAAAACTATTTACTTGACTATTTGATTTTTTATTGTTAAATTCTTTTTTCAAGTTACTATTCAACAAAGGGTTTATATCTTCTAGAATAGAAACTAACTTGTCAGTATCAATTGGTTTATCACTTGACTCAACTAATAAAAGATATGCTTCTTTGATTTTATTCATTAACTTTAATTGATTAGGTTTGATTTCACCTTTATTTTTGTCAATTATAAAGTCAACAAGAGAGAAATAACAAGTAGTAAATCCCCATACATCAACATTCTTGAGAAAAACATTTTCGAAATAATCGTCTAGTTCAAGTTTGCCATTTTCAATATACTTATATAAAATTTGAGAGATATACTCAAAAATATAATGAAGTGTGTAGTTAAATTCAATCAGTTCATTTTTATAAGTTGTATCAATGTTAATGAGGTCGTTTTCAAATAAAATAGTAAATATAGTATTCATTTTTTTCAGATGACCGATTCCTCTATCATTAATCCAAAACAACACGTAGTTAATCACGAATGAACGTATATCTAAATAAGTTGGTTTAGGATTATTTTTTAAAAATTTACTGCATAGTTTGGTAAATTCAGAATTAAACAATACATTTGAATATGGAACATTGTATTGAAACGGACGATGTGTCAAAACATTCGGGATTCTCTTTTCTTTATGATACGTGGTAGATAATCCCCAGTCAATAATTCTAGTTTTAAGTTGTTCCTCTTTATCGCTAACTAAAATGTTTGAGTCTTTCAAGTCACAATGATAAACGTGTTGTTCATTCATAGGAAGAATACCTTTTTTTAAAAGTTGAATTAATGTTTGATTTAAAAGTTTCATTTTTGAAATACTAAAGTCAGTTTTTTCAATATAATCGTCAATGTCAAGACCTCCATAAGGCATATTCAAACTCATTAATTCGTCAATTTGATTGTTTACAGTTGATTCACTATAATTTTTTTTTGTTAAAGCACTACATTTTTTATCAAAGTCTGTCAAGTCTTGTTTATTTAATTCCTTAGGTTTGCATAAAGTAAAACCTTCCACTAAAAAATAGTCCGAGTAATTGGGAATATTACGCAACATTTTTTTGTATTTTTGAATTTCGTTGTATTCATGTTTCGCATATTTTTTCAACATTAACTTACTAATACTATCATCATTTGAAGAGGTGTTCCCACATTTAATGGAAGGTTTGAATATACAACCAAAACCCCCGGAGGCAATGACGCTTCCTCCGAACATTTCTCTCTTTTTTTGATACGAATTTTTTCTAGTATGATTTTTTTTATAAAAGTCGGACTTTTTATAACTTTTTCTCTCTTTATAGTTAATTTTTAAAGTCATTTAGTATGGATAATTTCCTATTATATTAAAATATTTTTATTTGTTGTACAAACAAATAATTATAAATATAAAAACTACGATAAGTGATAGATAAATTAATTTATTTTTTAGTTTGTTGAATTCCTTATACTTTACATGTTTAGGTTTGTACTGTTCATAATATAGGTCGTAAAACTGACTTAATGAAATTTTCGGTTTTTCTAATTTTTCATTTACCTTATTGTGTATAAACCACATCCACCTAATAAAAGAGTCTCTCGTGTCAAGATAAGGAGTAATAGGATACTCTTCTAGTAATTTACTAAAATATGTTGAAATAGACTCGTTAGGAATAAACATTGGAATATTTTGAATAAATTCATAATATTTTTTTTTTGTTATACTATTTGGTCTAAGAGGGTAGCATATTGTAATTGTATGAAGAAAGAACCAATAATGTGGTCCCCAAATTGTTGGATCTAAACCCATTTTTATAATTAAAATAAAATAATATTAAAAGATAATTGTTTAAACATATTGCTTATTATAATTATAATTAAATATATGAATAATAATAATATTTGTAATAATTGTGGAAAACAAGGACATTTGTTTCATCAGTGTAAATTACCAATTACTAGTTATGGTATAATTGTATTTAGACATAGTGATCAAGGATTACAATTTTTAATGATTCGTAGAAAAGATAGTTTTGGATATATTGATTTTATAAGAGGAAAGTATGTATGTTATAATACTGACCAAATACAACAAACGATAGATGAAATGTCTGTTAGTGAAAAAAAACGATTATTGAATGAACCTTTTGAAAAATTATGGAAGTTGTTATGGGGTGATTGTAAAATGCAATATAAAGGCGAGGAGGTTGCATCTTCAAAAAAATTTGAGTTAATTAAAAATGGTATAGTTGTTAATGATGAAAGAATAACTTTAGAGGAAATTATAAATAGTAGTACTACTAATTGGGAAGAAACTGAATGGGAATTTCCTAAAGGAAGAAGAAATTTTCAAGAAAAAGACATTGAATGCGCGTTGAGGGAATTTGAAGAAGAAACTGGTTATTCAAATAAAAGTTTAAGTGTTATTGATAACTTGTTACCTTTTGAAGAAACCTTTATAGGTTCAAATCATAAATGTTATAAGCATAAGTATTATCTTGCATATATGAATGAAGTTGGAGAACGGGAACATTCATTAGAAAATTATCAAAGGTCAGAAGTAAGTAAGTTAGAATGGAAAACTGTAGATGAATGTTTAGAATCAATCCGACCTTATAATTTAGAAAAAAAACAATTAATAATCAATATAAATAAAGTATTACAAGAATATAGATTATATTCATAATATATAAGAATGGAAGAAACAAGAGATAATATAAATTTAAAAGATGACTATGATATAAAATGCGAGGATAATCAATTTCATAAAAAATGCAACAAGTTTTTATTAAAAAAAGAATTATTGGAGAGAGAAGAACTTGCGGAAGAACCAGATGCGCATAAAGAATTGTATCCTAGTTTAAATGACCCAAATTTTATAATAAAAATAGCAGAAAAACAAGAGTTTAATGATAATAAGTATGAAGGTGAGGTATACGATGTTAAAAAGTATTCCGAGATATTGAATAATGCAGAGTTTGAACTTGCGCCTCATCAAGTGTTTGTAAAAAATTTCATGTCTTTTCAGACTCCATATAACAGTTTATTGTTGTATCATAATTTAGGAACCGGAAAAACGTGCAGTGCAATTGGTGTTGCCGAAGAGATGCGTGATTACTTGAAGCAGATGGGAATATCCAAACG